CTGGCCGGCGCGGTCTCGGTCGTCTCGCCCACCCTCTACGGTCCCGTCGCTTCACCCCATGAGGATGCGCTGATCGCCGAGACCGCGACCGAATGGACGGATGCCTTGCTCGAGCTGATCGATGACTGCGAGCTGCGGCGCCGGCTGTGGCGCAATCAACGCCGCCGCGTGGCCAGCCATTACTCGCTCGAGCAGCATGTGCTCGAATGGCCCGAAGCGTGGACGCGACTGCTCGCAAACTGAAGGACTACCGCTGCCCGTCCTGCGGCCGGCTGCTGTTCAAATCGGACGCGGCCGCCGGCAATGTGCAGACATTCTGTAAATCGTGCTCTAAGATTCGCACAGTCCCCGTCGTTATCCGCCGAGAGGGCCGCTGAGCCCCTATCGCGCCCGAGTGGCCTGGAGCCGCCAGTGCGTACGAGGGCCGCGGCGTGGACTACAAGTCAGTCGGCTTCGAGCTTCTGGATGTGAAGGCGCGCGGCGACGATGGCTGGTCGTTCTCCGGCTACGCCTCGACCTTCGACAACGTCGACCATGGTGGTGACGTCGTCCTGCGCGGCGCGTTCAGATCGTCACTCGCGCGGCGCGTCCCCAAACTGCTGTGGCAGCACGACATGTTCGAGCCCATCGGCAAGGTGCTCGATTTGGAAGAAGACGACCGCGGCCTGCACGGCGACTTTCTCATCAGTCGTACCAGTCGCGGGCATGACGCCTATCAGTTGCTGAAGGATGGTGCCATCGATTCGATGTCGATCGGCTACATCCCTCATGACGACACCAAGACCATCGACGGCGTGCGCCAGCTCAAAGCCGTCGACCTGCTGGAGATCAGTCTCGTCAGCCTTCCCATGAATGACGAGGCGCGCATTACCGCCGTCAAGTCCGCGGCCCTGCCCGTTGTTTCCGGGCCCAGCATTGCCACCTTGCACTTGGCCATCGCTCGAAAACGACTCGAGCGTTTGCACCTTCTGGAGCCCGCTGTATGAGTACCGAAGCAGCCGTCTACAAGCCCGAGCCGCTGTTCTCCAGGGAGCAGATCGGCAACATGGTCATGGCCGAGGTCCAGGCCAACATCAAGGACCAGTACGAAAAGGCCGAAGTCATCGAGCGGCGCTACGACGGTCTCATCACCGACGCCGAGGACGAGCACCAAGTCAAACGCCACCTGCTGACCGTCGACGCTTTGATGGACTACGAGGCCAAGCTGCGCGACGCGCTCGAACGCAAGGAACGCGTGCGGCGCGACCTGGACGCCTACTCGCGCCCGACCAACAATCACATTCAGCCGCCAAGTGGCCAGACGCCGCAGCAGTTCAGCCCTGGCGACCAGTTCATCCGCTCGGCCGAGTGGAACCAGTTGCGCAAGTCGGGCCGCTTCGAGTCGCCGCTCCACCGCAACGAGTTCGCCGTCATCCTGTCCAACGGCACCAGCCTGATTTCCTGGCAGCAGGCCCTCGAGCACAAGACGCTGATCAACTCGGGCAGTGGCTCCGCTGGCGCCATGGTCTTCCCAGATATCCAGCCGGGCGTCGTCAGCATCCTGCAGCGCGAGATCAATGTGCTCGATTTGATTCCGCGGCTAGGCACCGACTCGAACGTCGTCGAATGGGTCCGTGAGACCGCCTTCACCAACGCCGCGGCACCCACGCCTGAAGCGACCGTCTCCACAGGTACGACCGGCACCAAGCCCGAGTCGGCGCTGACCTATCAGGCGCAAACGACCAGCGTGCACACCATGGCCCACTGGATCCCGGTGACCAACAACGCCCTGAACGACGCGCCGCAGATCCGCGGCATCATCAACAGCCGCCTGCTGCTCGGCCTGACGCTCACGCTCGAGACCCAGATTGTGAGTGGCGACGGCACTGGCGAAAACTTTACCGGCATCCTGAACGCCGGCATCCTGAACCAGGCCCTCGGCACCGATAGCACACTCGACGCCATCTTCAAGGCCAGAACCCAGGTGCGCGTGACGGGCCACGCGCGGCCGAACGCCATCGTCATGCACCCGAACAACTGGCAGACCGCGCGTCTGTCGCGTGAGAACAGCGCTTCCGCCACGTATGGCGGCTACCTGATGGGTCCGCCCAGCATGACCGGCGCGAACACGTTGTGGGGCCTGCCCGTCGTCGAGAGCGAGGCTATGACCGTCGGCACGGCGCTGGTTGGCGACTTCGCCATGGGCTGCACCCTGTTCGATCGCGAGCAGTCGAATATCCGCGTCGGCCTGGTCAATGACAACTTCATCCGCAATATGCAGACCATCCTGGCCGAACTGCGCGCCGCGTTCATCGTCTGGCGGCCGACGGCTTTTGCGCGCGTGACTGGAGTGACCTAAATGGAGCCCAATCCACCCGCTGAGCTCGAGCCGGAGCCGGAGCCGCCACCGGCGTGAGCTTCGTCACCCTCGCCGAATTCAAAGAAGCCATCGGCATCACCGACACGTCGTCGGATGTCGACCTGCAACGGGCGCTGGATGCCGCGAATGACTGGATCATTTCGTATACGGGGCGAACCTTCAGTCCGATCGACACCAGCGCCTCGGCAAAACTGTTCCTGGCCTACGACAACGACGTGCTGGACCTGCCGGACGTCCAGAGCGTCAGCCTAGTCGAGATCGATCAGCACGGCGACGCTACGTTTTCCGAGACACTGCCGAGTACCGACTACGACCTGTATCCGCTGATCCTGTTGCCCGGTAACGGCGGCTATCTGCAGATCCGCATCAAGCCGGTCTCCACCGTCTGGTTCCAGCCGGGCTACCAGGTGCGGGTGACCGCGACGTGGGGCTACGGCACGGTCCCGGCGGGTATCAAGGAGGCCAACATCATCTTGGCGAATCGCTACTTCCATCGACCGAGCGCCCCGTTCTCGGTCTGGGAAGCGCCGCAGACGGGGCAACTCGCCACGCTGAACGCCGTCGATCCGGATATCGCCTCGCTGCTTTCCAACTACGTCACCGTGGGCGGCTCGGGCCGTCCCGCGCTGGAGACCTGGGTCCTGGTGTGAGCGTGCAACTCGGTCCCGACTGGGACGCTTTTCTCAGGCGCTTGCAACTCACTCCTGAACAAATGGAACGCGACATGCGCTCGACGCTCCAGGCCAGCTTGCTGCTGATCGAGGCGGACGCGCGGCAGCTCGCACCCCAAGACACGCGCCGTCTGGCCGGCAGCATCAACGGTCGCATCGGTGGCACCTATCCGAGCCTGGTCGGCCAGGTCGGACCGGATGTGGCTTACGGGCGCTATGTAGAGTTCGGCCGCCGCGCGGGTGCGCGTATGCCGCCGGTGGATGCGCTCATCGGCTGGGTGCGTCGCCACTGGAATCCGGCCTTCATCGGTCCCATGCCGACCGGCGTGCTGCGTCCGCGGCGCGCTGCCGGGCGAGGCGTATCCGAGTACCAGATCCGCTCGCGGGCCTGGGCGCTCGCGCGCGCCATCGCCCGTCGCGGGATCCCGCCGCGGCCGTTCATGCTGCCGGCGTACGACCGCAACCGTGCGCGCATCGAAGCCGGCTTCGCCCGCATTGGCCTGCGCGTGGTGGCCTACCTGGCTGGTAATCCGATCCCGTGAGTGTCGAATTGCTGGCGGTCGAGCCGACCATTCAGGACATCACCAACGGCCTGCAGCGTGTGCTGGCCACCATCGCCGGCTTGCGCGCCTACGCCATCGAGCCCGATAAGCCGAATTTTCCGTGCGCCTATCCGCGCCTGGTCGACTGGAGTTATGACCAGCAGTACGGCAGCGGCTCGACGCTGTGGCATTTCGACATCTGGATCCTGGTCGGCATCGAATCTCAGTTCGGGCGCGCCCAGAACGAAATCAACGCGTATCTGGCGCCGTCGGGCACGAATTCGATCAAAGCCGCCATCGACGCCGATCCGCGACTGCAAAACACCGTTTCGTACGCCACGGCGACCGGTGGCGGCGCGTACGGGCGCGTCGACATCGCCGGCCTGGCCGCGCTCGGCGCCAGCCTGCGCGTCGAGGTCCGCACGTGAAACCCTGGCTCAGCGTGATCATCCCAACCGTCGGGCGCGAGACGCTGGCGCTTACCCTCAAGTCACTGCGCGCCCAGCCTGAAAGCGCTGGACTCGAGGTCCTCGTTGTCGGCGACACCCACGGTGGGCACACCCAGTTGCTCGAGCAGGCGCGCGAGCGCGTGCACGCCAGTGGCTTCGACTGGCGCGAGCACGACGCCGGGGGTCACTGCGTCGGCCAACCGCAACGCACGTATGGCGGCAGACAGGCACGAGCGCCCTGGGTCTGGTTTTCCCAGGACGACAACATCGCCACGCGGGATTCGCTGGCTGCCATCGAAGCGGCAATCGACGCCCAGCCGCGGGCGCGGCCGCTCTTCTTTCGTATGCGGTCATACTGGGGCGAGCAGATCTGGCGCTCCCCCGAGCTCGCCCTCGGCAACATCGACGCCGACTGCCTGGTTCTGCCGCGGCACCTGGCCCAGCGCGTCGAGTGGGGCCTGCGCTACGAAGGTGACTTCGACGCCGCTGCCCAGGCTTTTGCCTTCAGCGGCGGCGACGTCGCTTGGATCGATGACCTGGTCAGCCTCGCCCGACCCGAGGAAGAGGATCTGTGGTGGCGATAACGCTCGGGACCGTGCGTCTGAACATTGGGTGTGGCGATCTGCCGATGCGCATGCCCGGTTGGGTCAACGTCGACGAAGCAGAGTATGCCGGCGTCGACCTGGTGCTGCGCGTGCCGCCATTGCCGTGGTCGTCCGACAGTGTCAGCGACATCTACGCCGGCCACTTCCTCGAGCACCTCGATCGCGAGGTCGCAGGGATCTTCTTGCGTGAGTGCTATCGCGTGCTCCAGCCAGGCGGGCGGCTCGGCATCCTGGTGCCGGATATGGCCGAGTGCTTTCGGCGGTATGTCTCGGGCGAATCGGCGACCGCGGAATTTCCGGCTGGCCACCATCGCGACCTGCGCGACCTGGACGAGCTCAACGAGATGATCATTTTCTCTACTGCCCAGCCGTCGCATCACCAGTGGTCGTACGACGTGGTCACACTCCGCCGCGCGCTCGAGCGCGCGGGACTGCAGGTGCTCGGTGAATTCGACCGATTTCGCGACCCACGCGTCGCCGTGGGCGCCTGGTATCAGTTCGGATTGGACGCCATCAAACCATGACCGAAACCAACAACGCCGGCTATAGCCAGCTCAGCACCGGGCCAGGGATCGAAGTGCTGGCCTGGAAATGTCCGCATACCTCCGTCTATAGCGCCGTGCATAGCGTTGAGGCCGAGCCGCCGCCCGACATCATCGACCAGGCCAGAACGGAATTGTTGGCCTACTACCAGACGACCGCCACGTGCGGCTGCACGCCGGTCGTCACCCCACCCTGAAGGAGGA